CCTCTGCTGTTGATGTATTAATTAGCTATGTTGATAGCATCTCAACTTAAAGGAATTATAAATGGCATATATTGGAGTACAACCTACAGATACTTATCTAAGTATTGCTTCCCAACAGATTACTGGAAATGGGGGAGCTAATTATACTTTAGATTATTCGGTCAGCGATGAAGAAAGTTTGGCTGTCTTTGTCAATAATGTTAGGCAGAATGTATCTACCTATACTGTATCAGGCACATCATTAACACTAGGGGGAACTATCTCTGCTAGTGATAGCTGTTGGGTATTATTTTTAGGAAGAACAGTCGGCACAAAGACACCCGCAGTCGGTTCTGTTACTAACGATATGTTAGCGGGAAGTATTGCTACTTCTAAGTTAGCTGACATTACTGCAAACGGATTAACAAATATAAATTATCAAACTTTTACTTCATCTGGAACTTACACACCAACAACAGGAATGGCATTTTGCGAAGTTTATTGCACTGGTGGTGGTGGAGGTGCAGGAGGTACAGACGGAGATGATACCTCTTGTTCTTTAGCATCTGGTGGTGGTGGAGCAGGTGGAACAGCTATTAAAATTTATTCAGCAACAGAGATAGGTGCATCAGCAACAGTCACTATTGGCTCTGGTGGATCTGGTGGAAATGGTGCTACTAGTGGTTCTAGTGGTGGAAATTCTACATTTAGCCCTGCAGGAACAGGAGGAACCCTCACAGGTGGTGGCGGTAATGGCTCATCTGGTTTTAATGCAGGTGGTGATGAAGCCAGAAGGGGTGCTGATGGTGGTGGTTCATCTGGTGGTGATTTAAATTTAAGTGGTGAACACGGGCATCATGGCGAAACAAGTAATGATGGAGTTATTGGTGGAAACGGAGGTAGTTCATTTTTTGAGAGAGGTGGATTGGCTAGTGATAGAGCAAGAACCAATGGTTCTGGTTCAACAGGTGTTGCGGGAAGCAAAGGTTCTGGTGGTGGTGGAACAGTAGTAAGAAACGATACAGGAACTTCTACTGGTGGTGCAGGTGGCTCTGGTTTCGTAGTAGTTAAGGAGTTTATAAATGGCTAAAGTTTGTATTTTAAATAAAACAACTAATGTTGTTGAAGATATTGTTTTAGTAGATGATTTAAATAATATTCCAGATTTCATCTATAATGAAAATCAAAAGATAGCAACTGACCATACAGGCGAGATTGGTGATACTTGGAATGGTAGTTCTTATGATAATATTAGAGATAATACAGATTTAACCTATTCACAAAATCAAATTGATAAAAAAAATTCAGCAAGACAAAAACTTGTTGATTTAGGATTAACAGTAGAAGAAATTAAGGAGGCATTCGGTATTTAATATGGCGCTAATTAAAATAAAATCTGAATCTATGAATTTAGCTGATGACTATGCCTTTACAGGTACAGTGACAGGTGCAGGTGGGGGTAAGGTTTTACAAGTACAATCAGCAAATTATACTTCTGTTTATGGTACTGCTAGCACTGGTTATGGTATTGTTATTACTGTTGTCATTTCACCTACTGCAAATACAAGTAAATTTTATATCGTACATAATAACGGAGCAAATAGTGGTACTAATTCCACAAACTTTGGTCATTCAACTATTGTAAGAGAAGTTAGTGGTGGAGGAACAACAAATCTAGGTGGTGGTCATGGCTCATCTTTTACTATTAATAAAGATGCTACTGGAGGTGAGAGTTCTGTATCAACAATATTAGATTCACCAAACACAGTTTCACAATTAATTTATACTGTTCAAGTAAAATCAGATAACGCAGGAAGAACATATTATTACAATGGTATTTCAAGCGGACAAGCAGGACAGGCGTGTTTAACAGTAATGGAAATAGCAGGTTAAAAACAATGATAGACATAGCAAAAATAATAGAATCACTTAATAAAAAGAATGGAAATAATTATGAATTTGTAGTCAAAGGAAATCCAACAACTGAGGAAGAATATAATAATAATGTTGATTTTGTATCTAGTATTGACATTAATGGTTTTGCTATTTTTTCTGATACTAAATTTTATACATGGTCACAAATACAAACAGAATTACCTTTAGTAGAATTTAATAATGCTATGGAAGAACTTAGAACTAAAAGAAACGCATTATTAGAAGAAACTGATTACATAGTCATCAAAGCAAAAGAAACAGGTGCAACAATCCCAACTGCTTGGAAAACATATAGACAGGCATTAAGAGATATAACCAATGGACTGACTACTGTTGAAGAAGTAGAAGCAGTCATATTCCCAGAGAAGCCCTAATGAACTTAGATAGCAAGACTATCGGTATTATTATGGCGATTGCAATACAATCGGTATCGCTTGTATGGTTTATATCTAAAATGGATAGTAGAATAGCCAACAATGAAAGAGATATGCAACGCATTATGGAAATGCACAAAGATTATGATAAAATGCAGAAACAAATAGACCGAATATCTTGGCTATTAGATGCAGATGCTAGAACAAATTAAGGAGGCATTATGGCTACAGAAAAAGAACTACAAAAACAATTAAGAGAAGTTAAAAGAGAAGTAAGAGAATTAAGAGAGCATAATAAGTTCTTATTAGATAGACTAGAAAAAGCACACGAAAGAAATGCGGAAGTTAGAAAGCAAATGATGACTATGACTTTTGATGATGTTTTAAAAACACAAAAAGAACTAGCGGAATATCAAGCTAAATTTAAAAAAGATCAGGAATTAATGGAAGCATTTGACAAACAATCACAAATTAAACTAGGCGAGTTAGGTGCATAATGGCTAACATGACTAAGTTAGAGATTGGTGAAAAGGTAGAAGTATTAATCACCAAGCTAACAGTCATGGAAGAAAAAATAGATCACCTTCAAGAAGGTTTAGAAAACGCAAATACTAAAATTGAGGATTTAGATAAATCAATCAATATGGCTAAAGGCGGATTAAAGGTTTTAGTCATCATTGGAACAGTGGTTGCTATCTTAGTAGGATTTGTAAAACTAATTGGTGTCATTAAGTGACCTTAAAAGCAATATTCCTTGTGGGATATTTTTGCTACAATTCAGTCTGTATCTCTGTTAATGAAAAAACCCAATCCTTTGAACATTGTAAAATCTTAGGAACTGATCTAAAGTTAATCTTAGATGAATACAATATTCGCAAATACAGATTTGCTTGTGTAAACGCAGCAGATGTTGGCGCATAAAAAAATATTAGTTATTGGTGATACTCACTTTCCTTACAGTCACCCTGAGTGCATAGAGTTCTTAGCTAAACTCAATAAATATTACAAACCTGATACAGTCATTCATATTGGAGATGAAGCTGATTATCATTCACAGAATTTTCATGGTGTTGATCCTGATCTACCCAGTGCCTTTGATGAATTAGAAGTCACTAAGTCATGGATTAAAAGACTAGAAAAGATATTTCCAAAAATGACCTTACTAGAAAGTAATCATGGTAGTTTAGTCTTGCGTAGAGCCGTAGCTAATAAGATGTCTAGGAGATTTATAAAACCCTATAATGATATTTTAGAAGTCAATAAGAAATGGGAATGGAAAGACAAACACATTATTAAAACAGATAAGAATACAATTTGCTTTGCACATCAGTTTTCCAAAGATATTGCCAAAGCGGTCAAAGAAACGAGTATGTGCTGCGTTCAAGGACACTTTCACACAGTATCAGAGGTTAAATTTGTAGCTAATGATTTTGCTTTAAACTGGGGTATCTCTACAGGATGCCTAGTGAATAAAGATAGTTTAAGCATGGCATATATGAAAGTTAATGTAGCAAAACCTATTCTTAGCTGCGCTTTGATTACAGATGGCATCCCTGCCATTACACCTATGGTCTTGAAGAACAATGGATCATGGGATAAAAATATCTACATATGAGGATCGTTAAAGTAGGTAATCAGATAAGATTAACTATGACGAATGAAGAACTGGCAGAGGTCACGAGCCGCAACAGTTTAGATTTACATATTGGATATCTAAATGTATTGCAGCAGGATCTTAGTAAGGTAATGACGGAACTATTACCAAAGGTTAAGAAGGTGAGAAAGAAATGAACATAGATAGAATTAAAAGGGATATTATTTTATCGGAGGGGATCAGACACACTGCTTACAAAGACACGCTCAATAATTGGACTATAGGCGTAGGTCATTTAATCAAATTACCTGATGAGGAATATTTAATAGATAAAGAACTCACATCTTTAGAAGTAGATCAGATATTTACCACTGATTTAAATCAAGCCATTGATGATGCAAGAAAGTTTATTGATGTAAATGATATCCATGAAGAAGCATTTGAAATAGTGGTTGATATGGCATTTAATCTTGGACTACCTAAGTTGATGAAGTTCCAGAAGTTCAGACAAGCCTTACTAGCCAAGCAGTATAAAATGGCATCTATAGAAATGTTAAATAGTTTGTGGGCTAGGCAGCTACCGAACAGATCAAAAAGATTAGCTAAAAGAATGAGAGGTTTAGCATGATGGGATTATTAAGTGCGGCTGCACCTATGATCAAAACTTTATTTAGTACCATAGATAAAACGATAGACAACAAAGCAGAAGCGGAAAAGATCAAACAAAAAATTCAAGAACAATTAATTTCAGGACAACTAAAAGAATTAGAAGCCCAAGCCAAAGTCATTACGGCAGAAGCTAATGGTAGTTGGCTACAAAGAAACTGGCGACCATTATTAATGCTAATATTTGCAGGATTAGTTGTTGCGCATTGGTTTGGATTTACTGCACCTAACATTCCTGAGAGTGTTCAGAACAGTTTATTAAATATTGTCTTAGTGGGTGTAGGCGGTTATATTGTTGGTCGGTCAGGCGAGAAGATCGCCGATAAATTTAAGAAGGAGTAAACTATGAAAGATTGGATAATGAATAAAGTAAACTGGGTACTAGATGAACTAGATCCGTATTGGACTTGGAACAATCTATGGAAACTAGCAATCATCATTTTGGTGGTCTGGTTTGGTCATGGATTAATGCACTAATGATCACTACTACTGGAAGCCTAGCCGTTTTAATTAAACCAAGAATAATTGGCAGCAAAGGTAGAACATTTAAAAAACTATCATTTGGGAAGATACCCATAAAGAAACCTAAATTAAGAATAGGCAAATTAAAAAAGGCAAGATGATTAACACCTTGCCTTTATATATACACACAAACTTTGGACTCCCATTGTTTGTTAATTGTTATCAGTATAATGAAAAAAGAAACTGAAACAATACTGTATTTAGAATTTTATGATCACAGTTCATCCACGAATGAATGGCAAAACTATAAAGAAATTTTATCTGATTTAGATCCAGATCAGAGCATCATGAGAGCCGTAGGAAGATTAATAGGAGAAACTGAAATAGCCTATAAATTAACTTCTATGTGGGGTGATGAATGTGCAGGATCAGGTCACTGTATTATCAAATCCACCATCATTAAGGAAATCAGGTGGGAAGTACCTAAAAAAACCCCTAAAAAATCCGTTTTAAAGACCTTACAGTAGGGTTTTAATCTAAATAGCATAAATACCACTCTAAAATGAAAAGAGGGGTAATCAGTTGCCCAATTACCCCACAGGAGGAACTCTTATTTGCTAAAAAATAAGATATTTCCTAGATACACTATAATCACCCAAAAACAATGCCAACAGGGATATTAATTATTTATAATTTAGCTATTGACGAATTATAAAAAAATGTGGTACAACTATCACAATGAAAAATACAGGAGAAACTAAAATGATTAATTATTTTTTCAGAGATGGTGAAAAAGTTGAATACAAAGTATTTGACGATAACGGAAAATTAGTAGCTAACAGATATTGCGGTAAGTGCGGCGGTACAGGTTTAACACCTTACTACTGGGTACAGGGTGGTACTTGTTTCAAATGTGATGGAACAAAAATTGATCCTACTCCTAGAAGGGTATTTACAAAAGAGGAGTTAGATAGATTAAATAAAAATGCAGAGATAAGACTAGAAAAGAGAATGGCAAAAATTAAAGTAGAAAATAATCTAGTTATTTCTGGAATTGAATTTGGTCATTATTGGAAAAGTTTTAATGAAAGAGTAGAATTTAAATCATGGAGAGAAATTAAAAAATCTAAATATTTAGCCTGCATCAAAACAGGTTTTAGCTTAGAAATTTTAGAGTCAAAGACAAAAGATTTCTGGGTTAAAGTAAAATCTGACTTTGTTGAATTAGGTAAATATGTCAAAGAACTAACTTTAGTTTTTAAACATGGTTTTGAAACTCAATATGGTTATTCAGAAATTTTTAAATTTATTGATGACCAAAGTAATCAATATGTTTGGTTTACTTCTTCTTATCCTAAGTTAGAAAAAGGCAAAACTTATAATGCTAAATTTATTGTAAAAGATAATCAAGAGTCTGAAGAATATGGCAAACAGAATATGATTAAAAATTTTAAGGAGGTAAAATAAATGATACACGATCTAATCACAGTGCTAGTTCACTTAGGAACATTTGCTTTCATACTTTATTTCATTAAGGAGATATTCAATGACTAAATTAACTGCTCAAGAAGAAAAAGAATTTAATGAGTTTGTTGAAAGAATGACAGAAGAATTTGGTAGCACAGGTGCATCTTGGAGATACGGAACAAAAATAGGCAAAGGTGGACTTAGTGGTGAGAAAAGAACTAAAGGAAAATATTTTCATACATTGAAAAATGGGAGTGTAAAATAATGACTTGGACTATGCACTATGGATATCTGAATGATACAGATATTCTTGATACAACGATTTTTGTTAAGGAGAATGAGCGTAGCTATTTAGCAGTTGCGCTTTTCTCAGGTAAGTCAAAATCATTCTATAAGAAAGATGCGAAGAAACTTTTGAATAGAATATCTAATCCTAAAAACTTAACAAAAGACTGGGTTGATAGTTTTATCAATCCTGCAGACAAAGCTAGTAGTGATTTTATGAGCAGAATGTTTGATCAGAATAATCACACTAGAGAAATCAAACAATTCCTTGAAGGGAGAATACATGACTAAACTAGAACTAATCTATGGCAAGAAGCCAAAGAGAGAACAATTCATTACTAAGGCTCTACCAATAGAGTTATGTGATGAAATTGAGAAAATAACTAATGGCTATGATGCGCCTTTTTACATTAAGGTAAAAGCATTTGTAGAACATTATAAGAAAACACCAAACGCTAAATACTAACCAAAGGAGGAACTTTTATGGAAAAGAAAATATTTAGTACAACTCAATACGATAACTTTACTTTCTTTGAAGGTAATAGATCAGTAGATCAAAACAGGATCAAACAATTAATGGAAAGTATTAAGATTAATGGTTTGATTAATCCGCTAGTGGTATCTCAGAACTTGGAGATTATTGATGGTCAGCATAGATACGCTGCATTAAAAATCTTACAGATGCCTATTGACTATCATATTCACAATGTGGATAGAGGTCAGCTAATCTCATTAGTAAGAGATATCAATTCAGTTCAAAAGAATTGGACTAACTATGATATTGCTAATGCCTATGCCGTACATTCACCTAATAAGATCCATTACAAAAGATATTTGGATTTAGTTGATCTAGGTATTAATCACTCAGCAGCTTTAGAAGCCTGTGGTTATTTATCTGTAGGTGATAATGAAAAAGGCTATAGCAAATTCTACAAGAACTTTAAGAATGGCAATCTGGAGATTACCGAACAGGTATTCAACAATGTTAAAGGGTTTGTAGCAACTTTAGTTCAATCACCTTTTGAGAAGAAGATTTGGAATAAGGCACACTTCATTAGAGCGTTATTACATCTTCATAAGTTATATAAGTTAGACATTAAGAAGTTCTTTAGAGCCTACGAGAATAATCCTTATAAGTGGAAAAAAGCATCTACTTATGATGATCATAAAACTTCTATGGTTAAACTTTATAACTTTAATAATCAAAGACCAATTAAGGTCTTGTTTGAATAGGAGGAACTATGCAAGAAAAAGAAAAATCAGTCTGTGACATTTGTCAGGGAAATCATTACTACATTGATGCTGATGAAAACATCATCCAGTGTAGCGAATGTACGGCACAAGGCTATAAAGACGAACAGGAGAATATACCCAATGAAACCAGAAGCTAAACCTTTTATGCACATCTTAGAGAAGTGCTTTGAGAGAGATGGGAAATTCTCTATACCCTTAGTAGAAAAACAGGAGGTGAAAAATGAGGATATTAATTATACTACTTATAATTTTTCTAACTTCATGCTCATCAAAGATCATTCACGATCCAAGAGGAAATAAGGGTAGCGAAGTGGCTCAGAGATATTTAGATGATAAATATAGCTGCGAACAGTTAGCTAAAGACAATACTAATGGTGTTGTTGAAGGCTATAAGGTAGTTCATAACTGGTACATCAGACCATCTTTTCTTTTCTTAATTGATAAGATGGAGTATAGTTATAACAATTTAGTAAAGGAATGTTTACGAGGTCGTGGGCATTCCATACTTTAAGGAAGGAACTTTAAAATGGAAATAAGAACGGAAAAGCTGCTATCCGCACTTGAAGCAGCAAAGAGAGAGTTTAAGCCATTACAGAAAAACGGCAAAAACAATTTCTTTAAAACTCAAAACGGAGTGCATGAATACAGTACCTTAGTAGATATCAAAAATGCTACAGATGAAGCATTAAATAAACATGATCTATCATTGTACTACACAATCACTTTTGAAAATGATCTTCAATTCCTGACTACTAACTTAGTACACACAGGATCAGGTCAGTTCATAACTTCAAGATCAGTCTTAGGTAATCTATCAAACAATCCGCAACAAATTGGATCAGCGATTACTTATTACCGCAGATATCACATTCAGGCTATGTTAAATCTGGAAGCTGATTTTGATGATGATGGAAATAAAGCATCAACCCCAAAGCCTAACAATACACCAATTAAAGGAGGTCTATAATGACTGCATATGTGACTTTGTTTTTTAATGATAAAAAACAAGACGGAGATAACTTACCACTTTATCAAAATGGTAAAGTTAAATTTGATGAAACTATTACCTTAGAAGCAGGTAAGGTTTATGAGATTGCGCTATGGAAAAAAACCGAAAATAAAAATGGTGATCCTATGAACGCAGTGAGTATCAAGATTGATGAGAGCGATTACTGGAACAATAAAGAGCCAGAAACTACGCAGCAGTCAAATCCGCATGAAAATATCCCATTCTAAAAGAGATATTATCAAGGATAAAAAATACCTGATGTGGGTATGTAGTTTACCCTGCATCTCATGTCAGGTAAGGGATGGAACTTATAAGATCAGTGACACCATACAGGCTCACCATGTTCAACTTAGAAGATACGGCGCTATGATTAGAGATGATAGTAGAGTAGTGCCGTTATGCTTTTACCCATGTCATCACTTACTACATACGAAATTTGGGGAAAAGAAATTCTGGGGTGATCTAAATTTTGATCCGATTGAGTACGCTGATAAACTATACAAACATTACAAGGAGAAGCTAAAAAATGAGAAAAGTACACGAATATAAAATCAAATCTCTATTCAAGGGATTTGCACCAGTGAGAGATAAAGTAATCAATGACTGTAAACGCAGAAATGAAGATATTGCGATTTTGGTCTATGAGAAAAAGATGATCCTGCCGATAGAAAGTTTTGGCAGCTTCGCTTATTCCGTACCAGTTAAAGATAAATTCACTTCTGATATTCATCAGTTATTATACTTTGAATTTAAAGAAGAAGATAAACAACAAACTAATTTATTCTAAGGAGGAACAATGATGAATAAAGAAGGATTTGAACATTGGGATCTATTACCCATGTCATACTCAAAATTAAACTCATGGAGGTCATATCCCTGCCAGTTTATTATTAATAAAATATTTAAGATCAACACAGGAACTAATCCTGCCATGTTTACAGGGATTATTGTTGAAGAATTATTGAAAGATTTATTAATGGGAAATGAATCTGAAGATAATACTCAAATGAAGTTAAGAGATTTTCAACAAACTCTGAAAGATTATCATGATCAGGATGAAGTAGCTAAATACTTAAAATTGATCCCAAAGTATTACGAAAACTGTAGAGCCTTATTTAATAGATTTGGTAATCAACCCCTGCACTCTTACCAAGAAGAACTAACAGTGGAAATAGAGGGTATTCCCTTTATTGGTTATTCTGATTTTGTCTGGGATTTAGGCGAGGAAGGGATGTTTATTTTTGATCTTAAGACTAAAGGTAGAATGGCGATCAATCATTCAGATAAGTTGCAGCAGCTAATTTATAAAAAGGCATTAGAACAGAAATACCAAAAACCAGTTCACTGCAGTTTATTTGTAGTCACACCTACAAAGCATCACTTTGAGGAAATAGAATTTACTGATGAACATGAAATAGAGATCAGAAATATTCTTAAAGGCATAGATAGGGTTTTACAATTATGTGATGAGCCTAAAGACTGGGCATATATCTATCAACCTAATGTGGATGACTTTATTTGGAATAATCCAAAAATGGTAGAAGCTAGGCGGCAAATATGGGGTATCTAATGGTTAGCAATAGAGGATTTGTACCTAACAAAGAAAGAGTAGTCATAAGATGTGAAAATTGTTTAAGAAAATTTACTAAATTTATGGCAATAAGATTGTATCAACATAAAGAAATCTATAAATGTATAAGTTGCTATAATTCAGGAGGTAGTAAAAATGGCTAAAATGATATTTATCAATTATTGCCCTGATGATCAATTATCTGGGTGCATGATCCTCAGTTATAAAGCTGAATTAACTTATAGAAGGCTACAGGATTTAATTTATACCAATGAT